TAGGAGAAGAAGAAGGGATAATGCTGTCGCCAAAGCAGACGAAGCGGTTGAACTGTTCGGTGAATTGCATGGTTGTTCTCCTAGATGATGCGGGTCAGTAGGACGATGGCGCAGACGAGCGCCATCGCGATGAGGAACTGGGGTTCGGTGAACAGCGGGTTCATGCTTCGTAGGCCTTGCGTGCGAACTGCTGGCACAGAACGTGGAACTCGGTGCTGAGCATGGCGTTGCTCATGAGTGAGAGCGGCTTCATGCGGTGCGGGTAGAACTCCGCCATGAGGGCGTTCCACATGACGTGAGCGTCTGTCCGCCACTTGGGCGAGGTCTTGCGGAACTTGCGCTTGTTCGTGAAGCAGGCTGCGTAGGCTGCGGACAGCCGTTCGATCATCGCCGCGTCGCTTGTGAGCTGTGAGGCGGCTTGGTTGCCTTGTTCGTTGAGCATGGTGTTAGTCCTTGTCTGTACGGATGATGATTTCGAGGGCGATGGCCGCGACGAGGCACGGCACGAGGATCAAGGCGAGGAAGGCGATCATGCGTCGTCTCCGTTGATGACGCCCATGAGGGCGTGCTGGACGTCGCGTGATGCGTCGATGGCTGACGTGAGCTTGGCCAGTACAGCCTCGCGGTCGTAGGCTGCCGTGAGGATGCTCTCGTCCACGCTGTCCGCTTGCGGGTAGTTGCGACCGTGCAAGACGTTGGTCGCGAGAACGCTCATGGCGTTCTGGACAGCTTCGTCCACGGCTATGAGGGCCATGTAGGCCTCCCCGAAGTCCTTGCGGTCGTTACCGTTCGCGTTGATGCGTGCGTTGATCATGTTGATCTCCTTGTGTGGGTGGTTGTGGAGCCTCTGCTCCAAGAGACCAGCGCGAGCGCTGGCAAGTTGGAGAAGAGAAGCGTGAGTGCTTCGGGATGCTGGCCTCTCGCGAGACCAGCACTGCCGAAATGCTCAATCGCTATCCCCTTCGGGCCAATCGAGTGGCTCGCGCTCGTGGTCGTCCAAGACGGCAGCCGCGAGGGCTGCCAGATCGTCTGCGTGATCGTCTGCGTTGAAGTCGAACATTGGTTTTCTCCTGTGTGATGCGTGGGTGATTAGAGGCTTGCGATCAGGCGAGCGGCGAAGTCATCGCGTGCGGTGGCGAGAGCGCCATCGAAGGCATCGAGTGCCTTGCCCACGAGGGCGTCCTGTGAGGCCGCTGGAGCGGCTTTGGCCTCGGTCTGGGGCTTGCGTGCCGTGGCGCGCTTAGCGGGCTTGGCAGGAGCTGTAGGGCTGCCTGCAAGCTTTGCTTGCAGTATGCGTGACGGACGTGTGCGGCGCTTGCCTGCGGCGATGGCTTCGTTGAGGTAGGCCAGTATCGCGGGAGCCTGCGCGGGATCGGCTTCGACGATGGCGTTGAGTTCCTTGGCGGTCTTGAGTGCGTATGCGTTGGTCATGGGTATTTTCCTTGCGTATGTGTGGGTGCGCGTCTGCGCGTAAATTCTCGTAAAACGAGAATGAGCGATCTTGACTTCTCGGAAAATCGAAGATCTGCAATTACGTTCCCTTTGGGGGAAACTGGAAACCCAGCCAGATCAGGGGTTTGCAAGCAAACCCGGCGCTCGAAACGCAGCACAGGGGGGGGCGGCACCCGACCCCGCCGCCGCGCGCGCGGGTCGATGTAACTGGTGCCTCGAAAATTTTTTGCGCAAAAAGTCTATTTTTGTTAAAAAAATGTACACGAACAAGGAAGTGTGCATGTTTGAGTGGAACCCGCCCAAGCCACCACGCAAGCCCCGACCGAAGTACAAGCCGTTTAGCGTCCTAGCCCACAGCCCTTGGCGCACACCGGGCACCAGTCGCCGCAAATTGCACCCACTCAACTGGCAATTAGATGGAATACCGCAGAAACATTGGCCCAATCAGCTCCCAGATGGCCACACACTGCTACCAGAGGGCCGTTCGGCCAGCCGAAAGCGCCGTTGTGTCTGGTGTTCGCGCTGCTACTACACCGAAATCCCGGTTTCGGACGTCGCAAGCCGCTTCTGCTGCACGTCTTGCCACAATTATTTCAACAGGTTCGCCGAAAACTGGCGCAAGCGGGTGTGGCTCAAGGATTTGGCCACCCAGCGCGCCCTTGAACTCGCCGCATGGCGTCAGCGCGTCCGCGAATACAAGGCCCAGCGCCTCCGGGCGGTCCACCAGCTGGCCGAAAACACTGACTTGCCGCTTGAGTGGCTTCTTCAAATCGAGAAAAGAGGTTTTGCAGCCGTGACCAAAGAACTCCTCGACATGGCAGAGAAGGCCCGTCTCACCACGGAGACGCGCTATCACGTCGAACACACCATCGCCACTGAGCTGCCCAAGCTCATCAAGATGGCTGCCGCCAGTCTTGACCCCAACAACACTGACACCGAGCCATTGACCACGGCCCAAGTCAGCCTGCTGCGCACCCTTCTCGACAAGGTCGTGCCCAACGCCAGCTCGGCCACGATGAACAACAACGCCGCCCTATTGGAGATCGACGTCGACACGATGTCCGCCGATCAGCTCGAACAGCTCGCCGAGCAGACCCGCATTCCCATCATCGACCACAGCGAGGACGACGATTGTGATTAAGAAGCCCAAGCACCTGCCCAGCACCCTGTCCCTGCCTGAACTCGGCAAGGCCATGAAGCAGCTCGACCTGTCCCACATTCCCCCACAAAACCGGGCCAAGGCGATCCGCGAGCATCTCACTAAGATCATGGCCGACACGGTCACGGACCCGGACGCCAAGCAGAAGCTGCGCTACGCCGATTTCCGCAACAAGCACAATCTCCAATGAAGCTCACGCCCAAACAGCTTGCCGCGCTCAACCGGCTTCAGAAGCTCAAGCACGCCCAAAAGAACTTCGAGGGTTTTGTCCGCCTGATCCAGCCCGACTGGCAGATCCCTGACTTCCACCTCGACCTGATTGAGACGCTCGACAAGTTCGGCAAGGACCAGTGGCCCACGAAGAACCTGCTCATCACGATGCCGCCGCGCCACAGTAAAAGCACCTACTGCACCCAGCTGTTCCCGGCGTGGTACATGCTGTGCAAGCCCGAGCGCTACGTGATGTCCAGCAGCTACAACAGCGAGCTGGCCAAGGGCTTCGGCAGGGGCGTGCGCGACTTGTTCAACCATCCGCAAGCCCAAGCTGCCTTCCCCCGTTCCAAGATCAGCAAGCACACCCGCTCCGCCAGCCAGTGGGCCACCCAATCCGGCGGCGAATACTTTGGCGTTGGCCTTGGCTCCACCACCACGGGCCGCCCCGCCAATCTCCTGATTGTCGATGACCCGATCAAGTCCCGCGCTGAAGCCGAAAGCATGACCCAGCGCAACCAGACATGGGACTTCTACGTCTCCGGTCTCAGCACCCGTCTTCAGCCCGAAGAAGACGGCACGCCGCCCCGCCAAGTCGTGGTTCTCACCCGCTGGCATCCCGACGACCTTGCTGGCCGCATCATGCAAAGCTACGACTGGCAGGACGGCCTGTGGCACCACGTCAACCTGCCCGCCATCCGCACAGAAACAGTCCAAAAGAAACGCTGGCTCCTGCCCGTCGACCACCCGGAGCGCGTGCCTCGCAAGAAGTGCGATCCCAACGACACCACCTACCCCGTCGAGCAAGAGGTTGCCCTGTGGCCCGAGCGCTTTGACGTCAAGACACTCAAGCGCTTCGAGCGCCAGAACCCGCGCGACTTCGCCGCGCTCTACCAGCAGATGCCTTTCGTTAAGGGCGGCAACTTGTTCCGCACTGATTGGTGGCAAACCTACGACGAAGCCAGCCTCCCCAAAGAATGGTCGAGCATCATCATCGGCGTCGACACGGCCTACACAAAGACCAGCCGCTCCGACTACTCGGTCGCCGTCATCACTGGCCTCACGCACACGGGCGACATGTACATCCTCGACGTGATCCGCATGCGCGCTGAGATGCCAGACTTCAAGCGTCGCCTGATCAACCTCAACTCCGTGTGGCGTGGCCGTGGCTTACGCGGCATCTACATCGAGGCAGGCGCAGCCGCTTCGGGTGCCACCCTCCTCCAAGAGCTGCGTCGCGAGACGCCACTCAACGTCCTGCCCTACAAAAACGGACGCGCAGACAAGGTCACCCGCGCCAGCAGTATCGCGCCCTTCATCGAGGGGGGCCGCGTCTTCCTGCCTGCCCAAGCCCCGTGGCTCGACGATTTCGTGGAGGAATGCACCCAGTTCCCAGACGGCAAGCACGACGACCAAGTTGACGCCATGGTCATCGCCATTGACCAGCTCAGCCGCCAGTTCGTCAGTCCTTTTGAGGACATTGAGTACGACCAGCCGAGCCTCGAGGACATGGCCAAGACAGCGGGTGAAAGCCTCACGAAAAAGATCGCCAAGAAGGACGCCAACATTCACTCCATAGCCGATACTCCTGAGTGGACCGGCTGGGGGCAATCCCGCCTCCCGCCCCGCTAGGAGCACGCCCATGGCAGAAGTCATCAAGTTCCCGACCCTCAACACCAGCATCGACAACGAGGACCAAATCTTCGCCGACCTGATGTCCGGGCAACTTCCCAAGCTGGGCGAGGACTGCCGCTTTACGCTGCCAGACGGCCCTGTCACCGGTACGCTCACGGCCCTAATCGCTGACGACGGCATGCCCACGGACCAGTTTGGCGAGGCTCATCTGATGATTGTGGCCTTCCCAGAGGATGACGGTTTCACGGTCATCCCGCTTGGCCCCCGCGCCCATACATTCAGCCTCAGTCTGCCGTTGTAACAACCCGGACGACAACGTCCGCGCAAACAAAGATAACCAGCCTCATGGTAGTAGCACTTCCCAATTACCGCTCCAGTGCGGGTGTCCAACTGACTGAGAGCCGTCTCGTGGCGGATCTCAGCGAGCACGCCGATGCTTTGCTCAATCAGCAGGACATCAGCGACCTCCTCACAGACGAGCAAGAGCGCAAGATCGCCGAGTACGTGAAGGCCTGCGCCGAGATGTCGTACCATCAGGTCAGCAAGCGCTACGGCAGTTGGCTTGAGGCCGACCGGGCGCACGACGTTTACGTGCCGCCGGACACCACCGAGTTCCGCGAGAAGGCCGTCATCCCCGACACCCGCGCTATCGCCGACACCGTCCTGACCTACATGATGGCTGCCACCACGGGCCGGAACCCGATGTTCCAGCTCGAAGGTCTCAACCGCAAGAGCCGCAACGCCGCCCTGATCCTCGAACGTGTCATCCACCAGCAGATGCGCCGTGGCGCTGGCGAAGCCAACGTGGCCCAGATCTTCCTCGATGGCATCCGCTACGGCTTTGCGCCTACCAAGCTGGTTTTCGACCCGCAGACAAACACGAACCGGATCATCAACTTCGATCCGCGCCGCGTGTTCCCGGACCCCCGCGTCAACTGGGGCGACTGGGAGAACATGCAGTTCATAGTCGCGACCGACTACGTCAGCACCAACGCGCTGATGGCCACTGGCCTCTATCCCAAGCTCAACAAGTACCCAGCGCTCCAAGTCCGAGACAGCGTGCCCCGCCAAGGCAACCTGCACCACCACAGCCAGAAGGACTTCACGCAAGGCCTGAGCATTAACCCCAACACCCAGACCAACCACGGCGGCCACACCAACGACTTCTTGCTTGGCCCCGCGCGCGTGGTCGACGAGTGTTGGATGCGCCTGCAGGGCTGGGAGATTGGCATTCCGCAGCTCGGCCAAGTCTACTTGGTGGCTACCGTCCTCGACGAAGGCGTCGTCATCCGCTTCCAGCTGAACCCCTACGGCCAGCAGTACCCGTGGGTGATTGGCGGCCTGTACCACGACGTACACAAGCATTACGGCCAAAGTCTTTATGACCTTCTCATGCCGATGCACGACATCAGCACTTACCTGCTTCGCAGCCGGATCGACAACATCTCCGCCGCGCTCAACAACCTGATCTTCGCCGACCCCACGAAGGTGATGATCCCCGACCTGATTGACCGCAACCCGTGGGGGATCGTCCGCACGCTCCCCGGCAACAACCCCGGAGATGGCATATTTATCGCGCAGGTTCCCGACGTCACACGAAGCCACCTCGGCGACATCAGCAACCTCAACGAACTAAAGCAGCGCGTCAGCGCCGCCTCCGATGCTCAACAAGGCGTACCCACCCCAGACGTTCGTACCGCGACAGAAATCCAGAGGCTCACTCAGCTTGGGAGCCAAAGGCTCGGCGTCCTAGCGCGTCTCGCCAGTGCCACGACCTTGCGCCCCATGGTCCGCATGATGGTGGCCAACATTCAGGACAGCCTTGACGCCAAGGGAAGCATTCGGATGGACCCCACGTCCATGCCCCAGCAGCTCGCGAGCATGACCCAAGACGGCTATCTGGACTTCGACAGTCAGATGGTCACGGGCGACATCGACTACCTCGTGATCGACGGCACCCTCCCTCTGGAACCCACCCGCAACGCCGAGACGTGGATGTCGATGATCCAAGTGATGAACCAGACCGGCTTGCAGATGGAGTACGACGTCGGCCAGATCGCCGAAGAGGCCATCCGCAGCATGGGCATCTCCGACCTCGACCGTTTCCGCATCAGCGAAGAGGCCCGCCAGCAGGGCATGTCCCCAAGCCAACAAATGGCCATGGCCCAAGCAGACCGTGGCGCGACCGGCAAGACCATGCCTAACGAAGACGTCCAGCGCCAAGTCGAGCGCGGCAACCTGATCCCAATGAGTGAGGCCCGTCGATGAGCCAGTTAGACCCCCAGTACAACAAGAAGCTGAACGCTTATCTCCGCCGCGCGGACGTACCCACGCGCGAGGCCATCATGGAGGCTTTGGCTGCCATCCGAAAGGAGCAGTCGGATCTCAAGCACTTGGTTCAGCAGCACGTCATCGCCACGCAGGACGCCATTGAGAAGATGACCCGCGAGATGGCCAAGCTCAAAAGCGACGTCGACAAACAGTTGGACGTTGACCCCACGACCCTAAGCCGTGCGCAGCTCACCCGCCTCGCACGCAAGCTCAACCTGTAGCCCGAAAGGAAAAGCAGATGCCGACCGTCAACGGAAAGAAGTACGCCTACACCAAGACTGGCATGGCCGCCGCAAAGAAGGCAGCCAAGAAGTCTGGCAAGAAGGTCAGCTACGCCAAGGGCAAGAAGAAGTAGTCATGCCCAGCAAAGCCGTACCCAACAGCCCCAGCAAGTGGGCGCGCGCCAAGGCCGCAGCCAAAGCCAAGTACAAGGTCTACCCGAGTGCGTACGCAAACGGGTACGCCGCCAAGAAGTACAAGGAGATGGGCGGTACTTGGAGGACGACGACCAGCAAGTCGAAGGGCAAGAAGTAATGGCTTACTCCGGCGGCCTCAAAAAGTGGTTCAAAGAGGACTGGCGCGACGTCAAGACGGGCAAGCCCTGTGGCCGCCAGAAGGGCGAGAAGCGCAAATCCTACCCGGCGTGCCGCCCCAAGGCCGTCGCCGCCAAGATGTCCAGCTCTGAGAAGAAGCGCAACGCTGCAAAGAAAACCAGCAGCAAGCGCATCAGTTGGTCCACCACGCCTTCGGGCAAAAAGAAGACAAGGAAAAAGTAGATGCACGGCAAGAAAGCAACCAACAACGACAAGTACAAGCCCGTGATGGCCAAGGGCGCTAAAGCCCCCAAGCCGCGCAAGCAGGCCAGCAAGCCAAGCCGGAAGAAGTAGAATGCCGAGCCGCAAACCAGACAAGGGCAAAGCCAAGGTCAAGATCACGGCCTCGGGCAAGAAGGTCAGCTACGGCCAAGCAGGCAAGGCCAAGGACGGTGGCCCTCGCGTGAGGCCCGGAACCTCAAAGGGCGACGCCTACTGCGCCCGTTCGGCTGGCCAGATGAAGAAGCACAGCAAGGCTGCCAAAGACCCCAACAGCCCTCTGCGTCTCAGCCGCAAGCGCTGGAAGTGTTCCGGCACAAAAAGCAGGAAGTAAACGATGCCAGCGACCCCAACGCGCCCACGCTTAGAGCAGATACGCTTTACCAGCTCCAAGACGGGCACGCACAACATCGACACTTACTTGGAGAGTGCGGAGATTGGCGACCGCACGATAGCCTCGCTGCTGTCCGACTTGTTCGATGCCACGGCCAACGGCACGTTCCGTTCTGACATCTTCGCATTCCGCACGAACAACGGCATTTTGCAGTTCCGCGTTGGCACGTTCACGGACGCCAACACCGGCTGGCAAGACCTCGACTTCCGCGTGATCGTCGGTCGTGACGCGATCACCACCTACCCGATGGCCACTGCCTATCCCAGCCAGTCGATCTTCACGGTGGGCAGCAAGCTGTACATCAGCAACACCGAGATCCAGTACCAGAACCAAACCCAGTTCGACGCAGGCGTGACAGCCGGTGATGTCGTTGAGATCTTTGATGCTGCCACGCTGTCCACTTCCGCGCTCGACCAAGCCGTCCTCGACGCACAGGCCGCCCGAGACGACGCCGAAGACGCGACGATCAACAACCCCGACTTCACCAACCTCGTTGCCCGCCTGACTGACATCCAGAACCTCGCCAACCCAGCCGCAAACCGTACAGCCCTTGAGGCCTTCGGCGACAGCTACGCTGCCGACAACGCCAGCAACGCGATCACGGGCCTCAACACGCTGGGCAACGACGCCAACGCCATTACCGGCCTGACCAACCTGCGCAACATTGCCACTGAGATTGGCAACATTGGCTCCACGACCACAGCTGCCGCCATCGACATTTTGGGCAACAGTGCCAGCCGCGCCACCGCCATCGACACGCTCGGCGCAAGCACAGCGCGCGCCAACGCCATCGACGCCCTTGGCGATGCCACCACCAGTGCCGCCATTGACCGTCTGAACCAGACGGACACCAGCAGCACCAACAGCCCGCAGGACACCACCGCCGACTACATCGACAACCTTGGCACCACGGCCATGGTCAACAAGCTGGTCGAGCTGCACAACGTCCTCGCCGACATCCAAGCCTTGGCCTTGAAGGTCACGGCAATCGGCGACCTTGGCGACCGCATCACGAAAATCGAAGACCTGCACGCCCTTAAAGACGAGATCGACGCTCTTGGCGACACGGCGGCTCTCAACGACATCAGCACCGTTGGCCAGCTCAGCGCTGCCAACCTTGCCGCGCTCGCTGGTGAGATCAGTCCCACGAACAACGTCCAGACTTTGGCCAGCAACATCAGCGCCATTCAGGACACGGCCACTGCCGTGAACAACGGCATGCTGGTCAACAAGGCAATCGCCACCGACCTCGACGACATCTTGGTCGTCGGCCCACTATTGTTGAGTTAGACCCATGGCCTCCACCCTAAAAGCAGTCCGCGCCGCGAACACTGGCACGACCTACACCACGGTCTACACGGCGCTGGGCACCAGCCCGACCACCAGTCCTGCCACACACAAGTCCACTCTCCTCACTGGCCTCCGCGTGGTGAACACGGACACGAACAATACCGACCGCGTCTACAGCGTTCAGATCCTCGACAGCGCCAACAACGCCTACGTGCTTCAGCAAGACGACACGATCCAAGGCAAGTCCGGTCGTGATTTGGCTCCCGGCGGCACCACGATGGTTCTGAACCAAGGCGACCGGATCCAGCTCAAGGCGGACGCCAACAACTCGGTGACGGTGCATATTGACGTCATTGAAAGGGATGCCTGATGACTGACTTCGGCAAGAGCGCCAAGGGGCCAACGCTAACCGACCTGACGTCCGTCGCCTCCAACGCGACGAACATCAACACGGTGGCGACCAACATGCAGGACGTGCAAGACGTCGCCACTGAGATCAATGCCAGCCCCACGCTGCGCAGCTTGATGAACAGTGTGCTGAACGACACCATCACGCTCGACGGCCTGACGGACACGACTATTGGCACGCTGACGCAGTCCAACGACGCAGACGT